AAATCCCAAGACGCCAAGTTCTCCCAAACCGACAGTCCTCTCGGCTTCGGTGAATGGCGCGATGTCAACATGTCGCCCGAAGAACTCCAGAAGGCTTTCTTGCCTCTGCCCTCCAAGGAACCTTCCGCCACGCTCTTCAACCTCATGAAGTACATGGTGGATTCGGGCCAGAAGTTCGCCGACGCTACAGACGAGGTTGCCCAGAACTCCACCAACTACGGCCCCGTGGGAACTACCTTAGCATTACTTGAAGCTTCACAGCGCTTCTACTCCTCCATTCACAAGCGCCTCCACCACTCGCAGGGCGAGTTCCTGAAGCAGATCGGCGAACTCAACTACGAGAACTTGCCCGACACTGTCAACTTTGTGGTCGGCTCCGAAAACGAGTTTGTGCAGCGCACCGACTTCAATCCGATGCTGGTCGACGTCATCCCGGCTTCTGACCCCAACGCCCTAACAGAGTCGCAGCGTGTTGCCAAGGCCCAAATAGAACTGACGACTGCCCAACAGTTCCCGCAACTACATGACATGCGTGAAGTACTTCGGCGCTTCTACGCTGCTATGGGTACCGAAGGCATCGACAAAATCCTAATCGACCCTGAAGCCAAAGCCATCAGCGCCGACCCCATGACTGAAGTGCAGGCGGCTATGTCTGGCAAGCCTATCAAAGCAGAACTAGGTCAGAACCACGCAGCCCACATCGCCGTCAAGACTGCGTTCCTTCAGGCACCCCAGATGCAGGGCACCAACGATCCGACCATCGCTATAGGCCAGCAACTCCTAACTGCCAACATCGCTGAGCACAAGGTCCTGATGTTCATAGCCCAGGCTATGCAGATGGCCCAGCAGATGGGCATGCCCATCCAAGACGAAAACGTCCAGGCCCAGATTGCCACGCAGCTTATCCAGATTTCCGCTGAAAGCAATCCGCAAGCGCAGCAGGCCAATACCGAGCAGCAGATGCTCCAATTGCAGGCCCAGGAGCTTCAGATGGCTGGTGCCCGTATCCAATCGCAGGATACCCGCGAAGCAGCTAAGATTGCCCTCAAACAACGCGAACTGGACCTCAAGGAAACGGGCATGCTGCTAGATGCCCAGCAGAAGCAGAAGCAGAACCAGATTGCGGCCTCTGGGAAAATACTTGACAATTCTGCAAAATTAGCGGATATTCAAGCTAAGAAACTAGCAGAGCGAGCTAACGCGCCCACCTTATGAGATTATTATCAGAGTATGTAGCTGAAGTCAACAAGCGAGTCGAGCGCGAAAAAGACTCACTCGCCCGAGGTTCCGCAAAGTCCTTCGAAGATTATGCAAGGACTTGCGGCACAATTGCAGGCCTGAATGCAGCCGTGCAGATACTGTACGATCTTGTGCAGTCGACACCATCAGAGGAAAGGAACTAATGGTTACTACCCGCTCGCCCCTTGACGGGGCGCTTACGAACGACCAGTGGGTTACACAGGAAGATATTCCTGATCCTACCCCGCTGCCTAGGATTCCTGGCGTAGGGATTCTTGTCCGACCTGTGCCGATTCGGCGCAAGACTGCGGGCGGTATCCTGTTGCCAGACACTTTCCGAGAGGACCGCGAATACCTCAATACTGTGGGTCGCGTCCTGGCTTTGGGCGAACTGTCCTTCATCGTGTATGCAAAACTTACGGGCCAGAAGATTTGGTGGAAGGGCGTCAAGCTCCTCCTCATCAAGCCCTCCAACATCGAACTCGTTGTCGAGCAGCCCGAATACCTCGACGCCAATTTCAAGGAATAACCTATGTCCGAATCCGGCTATCAAGAAATTGATCTTGACAATCCCGGCGCAGCAGCAGCTTCAGCAGACTCCGACATTGAAATCGTGGAAGAGTCTCAAGAACCAGAAGCTCCGCCCGCCGCTCCAGAACCCGCGCCTTCGAAAGCTCGCGTTGAAGAGCCTGATCACGAAGAAGACGAATCTTCACAAGAGCCTACCTCCTCTGAGCGCCGAAAGCTAACACGCAGCCAACGTCTCAAGAACCAGCGCGACGAGTACGCCAAGCAACTACACGAAGCCCAGTCACGGCTGGCTGCTGTAGAGGCGCGTGCCCGAAAAGCTGAAGCCGAAGCTAATGAAGGTGCGTCCATCGGCTTCGACTTATATATCAAGCAACTTGATTCGTCAATGCAGGCTTTGCGCCGCGACTTCGATTCCGCCTACGACAGTGGCGACCGCGACCGCATCTTCGACCTACAACAGCAGATCGCTACCATCGCCGCCACTAAGGCCCAAGCCGAGAAGGAACGCCGTTCCATTCCGGCCCGGCCCCAGCCCCAACAGCAACAGGCCCCCCAGCAGGCGGCTCCTCAACAGCAGCAGCAGCAACCGGGGCGGCGCCAACCCTCCCCTGCCGCTATTGAGTGGTATCAGCGCAACAAGGAATGGTTCAACAAAGACCCGGTCCTAACTGCTAGTGCCCGCGTGCTGGACCAGCAGATGGTTGCAGACGGCTACACACCGAGCGATCCCGACTACTTCGAAGAACTCGACAGTCGCCTCAAGAAGGAGTTCCCCCACAAGTTTGGCGGTGCCCCTGCTGCGGCAACCCGGCAAGCTGCCTCCAACCCCACCATCCAAAACAGGTCTGCACCTGCACCGGCCACCGGCAAGATTCGCGTCTCGATTACGCAAGCCGACCGTGAGATGGCCAACCACCTTGGCATTGGCATCGAACAGTATGCCCGCGAGAAAGCCAAGAAGGAACGTGCCGAGCAGACCGTCAGCCAGTATACGGAGATTTTATAATGAAAAACAAAATGTTCGCAACCCCTAACAACGCCATCGACGATCCACTTGAAAATCCTCTAGATATGGAGTATACTCCTCCTAACGCGCTAGAAATCCCCCCTATGCCAGATCAAGATGCCTTCGTGTATCGTTGGATCAGGTTCCGGGCAGGAGCCGAAGAAGACTTTAATAATGTCTCCGCGCGCCTACGGGAAGGGTGGGCATTCGTCCCTATCGAGGAAGTTCCTCAAGGTTACGTTTTCCCCGGACTCGACAGCAAAATTTCTGCGTTGGCAGGTGCAGCCATTAACGGGGACCTCGTCCTTGGCAAGCTACCTCGTCGTCGTGCGGAAGCCATCCAAAAGTGGTCCGAGGATCGGGCCAACCAAGCGGAGCAGGCCTTCGACCTCAAGACGATTAGCTACGAAGACGGTGGCCGTCGGATGCAATTCGCTAACGAAGGTTCCAAACGCTATTCCAGGGGGCGACGTCCCTCGTTCGGATAACATATTATAAGGAGGATAGAAGGTGGCACAGTCTTTTGCCCCGTTCGGTCTCCGCGCAGTGGCTGCCCTTGGCACACACGGCAACGAGATTCGCGCTTATCCGCTTCCCAACGGCGCTAACTGCCCGGACCTCGGCAAGGGTTCTCCGGTCAAGCTGTCGGGTGGCGTTATTGTTTCGGCTGGCACTGGTGGCGGCCCCCTGTTGGGTGCGGCAGCCGGTTTCGCGTGGATCGATCCGACCACGAAGCAGCCGCAACTCAAGAATTCAATTCCCGCAGATACGTCTTCGGCTGGCCTGTACAACGGTTCCGACCGTCCAGTGGCCTACGTCGTTGACAATCCCAATGCGCTCTTCATCATGCAGGCTGATGCCTCCGTTACGGCGGGCGACCTCGGTTTGAACTTTGATGTGACCGCGTCGGGCGGCGATGTCAACTCGGTTTACGGTACGTCCCAGTATGCACTGGATGCGTCTACCCGTACCTCCGCTGTCGGCACTGCGCTGAAGCTTGTGGGTCTGGCCAACATTGTCGACAACAACTGGGGCGATCCGTACCCGATTGTGGTTGTCAAGTTGAATGGTCCGATCCTCCAGCAGGTCTCTGCGGCTTAATAGGGGGACATAGATAATGGCTATTTTAACTCGCGCACAATTTGCGAAGCAGCTTGTTCCCGGCCTCAACGCTATCTTCGGCACAGCCTACAAGAGCATCGATAACGAACACACTCCGCTGTTCGACGTCGAGAAGTCTGACCGCTCGTTCGAAGAAGAAGTGCTGATGACGGGCTTCGGTACCGCCCCGACCAAGGACGAAGGTGATCAGGTGTTCTTCGACACCGCCTCCGAAGCCTGGACGAGCCGGTACGTTCACGAGACCACGGCTATGGCTTTCGCCATCACCGAAGAAGCTATCGAGGACAACCTCTATGGCACGACGGGTAAGATGAAGGCGAATGCGATGGGTCGCGCGATGGCGAACGCCAAGCAGGTGAAGGCCGCTAACGTCTTCAACAACGGCTTCTCCACGTCCTCGCTCTATGCGGGCGGCGACGGCAAGCCTCTCTTCGCTTCCGACCACCCCACGCTGGCGGCTGGTACGCAGTCCAACAAGGTTAGCTCGGACCTTTCCGAAACTGCCCTTGAAGCGGCCCTGATCAACATCTCGTTGACCAAGGACGACCGTGGCCTGCTGATTGGTGCCCGCGCCGTGAGCCTGCACATTCCTCCGCAGCTTCAGTTCGTTGCCCACCGCATCCTCTTCTCCGACCTGCGCGTCGGTACGGCGGACAACGACACGAACGCCATGAAGGACATGGGCCTGTTCTCGAAGGGCTACACCGTCAACCATCGCTTCACTGACACCAACGGTTGGTTCATCCGCACTGACGTGCCGAATGGTACCAAGATGTTCGTGCGTGCGCCGCTGGCCACCAAGGACGACGTGGACTTCCTGACCGGCAACATGCGCTACAAGGCGCGTGAGCGTTACAGCTTCGGTTGGAGCGACTGGCGTCAGTGGTACGGTTCCTCTGGTTCAACCTAATGGTTTGGGGGCTTCGGCCCCCATTCCTCCATTCCCAAGGAGAATCAGATCATGACTACTTTTGCCTTCCCAGTCAACATCGACAATCGTGAACCGGCTTCCGGCTCCGTCGTCGATCAGACTACTGCCCGTGTACCGGGGCGCTTTTCTGTTGTAGTGAACACCGCCAAAAGCGGTACGGCGGTGGGTGCGACTACCATCCCTCTGTTCGTGGCGCCAGCCGGTTCCAACTTCTACGAGTGCGTCCTTGACATCACGACCGCCTACGACAATCTTGACACCAAGATTACCGTGGGTACTTCGGCCAACCCTGCCACCCTGTTTGCGGCTACTTCCGTGAATACCGCAGGCCGCCGCGCGTATGCTGGCTCCGCCGCCCAGGTCTCCACCAACAGCATTGTGCTGACGGCTGATACCACGGTGCAGGCCATCGTATCTATTGCTACCTCGACTGTGGCGGCTGGTTCCGTCATCGTCCACGTTGTAATCGGCTAACAAGCTGTGGCAGACTTCTCCTTCGGGCGGGGTCTGCTTCACTTGCTTTAGGAGCAAGCCATGCCCGTAAAGACTATTCGCGTTGTGTCCTTTCAAGTTAGCACTTCTGCTGCCACAACCAGCGATCCCATTGACTGCGATTACCGTTTTGACGGTACGCCCACCCGCACCTTCTGGGTCCAGAAGAGCGCCGCCGCTGGCCCTTCCATCTTCTTGGAAGCTGCGCCTTTCGAGACCGGCCCCTGGATCGCTTTCGCTGAAGTGACTGCTGCCTGCACCACTACCATCATCGAAAACATCTTCGACGTGCCGTATGTGCGTTCTTCCTATGCGGGCGGTGGCCCACTCGTCACCATCTACGGAGTCGTCTGAGGAGACGCGCCAATGGCAACCAGCGGCGTAGCCTCCTTCTCACCGTCTTTCGACGACATACTTCAGGACGCTGTCGCCATGGTTGGTGGCGGCCCGGTCCTCGCTGACGAGCTTATCTCCGCTAAGCGGGGCCTCGACTATCTCCTCACCAGCATCCAAAACCAAAACGTACTTCTCCACAAAATTGAAACCACTGTCATTCCCGTCTCCATCTCAGTTACTTCACTCACTTTCGGGCAAGACATTTCAGACGTACTCGTAGCTAGTATCCGCACCAGCAGCACCGACATCGTGATCGAACGCGACGGTTATGAGCGCTGGGCCGAAATCCCCACCAAGTCACAGACGGGACGCCCGACCCGTTATTGGTGGGACCGGCGCCGCGATTCCAACACTATGAGCTTGTGGCCGGTCCCCGATCAAACCTACACTGTAGTCCTCACCATCCAGAAGAACGCCGAAGACACACTGCGTGCTTTCGACAACATCGACGTGCCGCGCCGCTTCCTGCCCGCCGTCACCTACGGTCTCGCCTACTGGATTGGCATGCGCCGTGGTAGCCGTGTCGACGCCAACCGCTTACAACTTCTGCGCGCCGAATACGAACTACAACTCAAGGCGGCCATGCGTGAAGACCGCGAACGCGGCACCATCATTCTAAGGATTGGACGCCGCTAATGCCCTACACCTACAGCACCCTCGTCGCTGACATCCAGGCCAACATGGAAGAGGACTCCGCTGAGTTCCTCTCTGCCCTGCCTTCCATCATCGAACGCGCTCAATCCTACTTGCAGCGGCGCCTCGATCCCATCAACACCTTCCGCTTCACCGAAGTCTCGGTTAGCGCCTCCACGCGCACCCTCTCGCTGCCCGCCGATCTCCTCGTCCTCAAATCTATTCAGGTGTGCGCGACGGGCGGCTGGACCAACCTGCTCGAACAGAACAACGAGTTCCTCACAGCATACTGGCCCGACTATACTTCGTGCGCCCCCACCAAATACTACGCGCCCAAGGACAATGCAACCATCTACTTGGCGCCTACGCCGCCCGCCAATGCGACGGCCCTCATCGAATACATTCCGCGCGTCACCGTCCTAAGCTCCGCCTTCCCCACCAACTACTTCTCAGAGCGCACCGACTCTGCCTTCTTCGCTTCGGCCATGATGTACGCCAATGCCTGGACCAAGAATGCCAACGCCGTCCAAATCTGGAAGGGCATTGTCGACGAAGAACTCGCCGTCCTCAATATCGAGTATACGCGGTCACGTCGCTCCGATACCTCCAACCGCAACAACGGCTCACCTGAGAACACACTTGCGGGGCAGCCATAATGTCCGTCCTAGATATGTGGTCGGTTTGCGACCGTTGTGGCTTCGACTACAGGCGCCGCGAACTCCGCAAAGAGACTACCAATTTCGTCGTTTGTATGGTATGCTATGATGGTAAGTTCGACAAGAAGAGCCACCCGCAAAACCGTTCTGCGAAGCCTCGCCGCGAACTACGCCCAGTGCCTGATGGTCGGCCCGACCAAACCAACTACGGGTCATAGTCATGGATGTCTGGTCCCTCTGCGACCGCTGCGGCCAAAAGTACTATCGCCGCAAACTTCGCAAGGAATCCACTAACCTAGTTGTGTGCTCATCCTGCTACGATGGGCGCTTTGACATTCGAAACCATCCGCAGAACAGGCCAGCCCGCGCCCGTTACGAATCCCGTAAAGTGCCCGATGGCCGCCCACTGCAAACCCTTGACAGCTACTTGGCTCAAGAGAATTCAGAGTTTCTTTTAACTGAGGACGGTGCCAACATCCTAGTTACACAAGTGGTTTGGAACCCATCTCAAAGTTCGCCTGCGTGAGGTCCCTCATGGATATGCAATTGTTCTTTGATTTCGTTTCCAAATTCATATGGCCGCTCGCCCTCGCTTACGCCGCCTACATCCACCGGGAGCTTGTCGCTATGAGTCAGAAGTTCGAGAAAATCCACGACGAGCACCACCGGCATGTAGCCCAGGTCAACAAAGATTTCGCTACCCGCGAGGTAGTGAGCGAACTTGAAAACAAACTCACCGTCGTCCTCAATCGCATTGACGACAAAGTCACACGAATCCTTCAGGAACGCAAGTAATGCCCTCTACCTACGATCCCCTCTTACGACTTGAGCTTCAGGCGACCGGCGAGAACGCCACGACCTGGGGCACCAAGACCAACAACAACCTCAACTTGCTGGCTGCCGCCATTGCAGGCACCGCTATCGTCAGCGTCTCTTCCGGCGACACAACCCTCTCTACCGCCAACGCTGCCACTGATCAAGCCCGCGCCGCAATCCTCCTCGTCCAAGGTACCCTCACTGGCGCCGCCAACATCATCGTCCCCTCTGAATCCAAGACCTACGCCGTCATCAGGGGAACCTCTGGCGCCTTTGACGTCATCGTCAAGAACACTGGCACAGGCGCCACACTTCCAGTAACCGGCAACGAAATTATCGTCTGCACATCCACCACATGCTACGGCATCGTCGGTTCACTCGTCGCCACTGTCAGCGCCCTAGACACCCGCGTTGCCGCAGTCAGCGCCTCAGTAAGCGCCCTCAACGTACAAGTCGCAGCAGTCAGCGCCCTAACCTCCGCCCTCGACGTCCGCATCACAAACGTCTCTGCTGCCGTCAGCACTCTTGGCGTGCAGGTCGCCGCAGTCAGCGCTCAGACCTCAGTGCTCGATAGCCGCATCTCAGCGGTCTCGGCTTCCGTGAGCGTCATCAACACACAACTCGCTGCTGTCAGCGCCCTTGTCAGTTCCCTCAATAGCCTTTACATCCGTGTCATCGAGTAACCATGTCGGCTTCGCTGCAAGACCAAAAGCTCACCGAACTAAACTTCAAGGTAGGCGTCTACAAAGAGAAGACGCAACTCGACGCCACTTCCTACTGGACTGACGCCGACAAAATCCGCTTTCGCTTCGGGCGCCCCGAACTCATGGGCGGTTGGCAGCGCGTCATCGACCCTTCCCAAAACTCCAAAATCTTTGGCGTCCCTCGCCTCCTCGATACAGTCCGCAATCGCCTAGGCCAATCAGCAGCTTTCATTGCCACCAACCAGGGCCTCTTCTCAAGCGAACTGTCGACCTTCTACAACATCACGCCCATCGTCTCCACCGTCGCCTCTTCCAACATCCTTTCGACCACGGCTGGCTCCACTGACGTCATAGTCTCCGTCTCAGCACATGGCCTCGTTAACGGCACCCTCGTCGAAGTCGTCTCTGCTGGCACCACCATTGGCGGCAACATCGTCATCAATTCGCCTGCCTCCACAACCGCCACATTCCCTGTCAGCGTTATCGGCCCCAACAGCTTCGCCATCAACGTCGGCACCACAGCAGCCGCCACCTCAGCAAATACAGGCGGTTCCGTCACCATCGGCTTCTGCTACAACGCGGGCACCACCTCCACCCAACTCCAAGGTGGCTGGGGCATCAACGGTTGGGGTGGCAACTTTGGTTGGAACGAATCCATCGCCTCCTACCCGCTCCCACTTCGCATGTGGTCCTCCGATCTTTGGGGCACTGACGTCGTAGCTGTTCCCAACGGCGGCCCGCTCATGTACTGGTCAACGAGCGTCGGCATCACCGAGCGCCTAACCATCGTAACTGCTGCGCCCTCCGTCAATCAGATTGTGCGCGTCGCCTCAGAAGCCCGTCACGTAATCCTGTATGGCACCCAAAACGTACTGGGCACTTACGACCCGCTGCTCGTTCGCTGGTGCTCGCAAGAAGACTACACCGATTGGACGCCCACCGCAACCAACACAGCGGGTGACTACTCGCTGCCCAGCCGTGGCTCTGAAATCCGCGACGTCAACCGCGTCAACGACAAGACCGCCATCCTGACCGATCACGACCTGTACATCCAAGCCTACATCGGCGGCAACGATGTCTTCGGCTTCACGCTGGCAGGCGAACACTGTGGCGTCATCTCGCGCAACGCAGCAATCGAATACGGTGGCGTCCTCTACTGGATGTCCAACAACGGCACCTTCTATCGCTACGATGGGCGCGTTACCCCACTCGACTGCTCCGTGCTGCGCTACGTCTACGAAAACCTAGACTCCAACAATATAGACAAAATCTACGTGGGTGCCAACTCCACCTTCGACGAAATCATTTGGTTCTATCCGTCGACTGCCAGCCCCAACGACGAGAATGACCGCTACGTCATCTACAACACCGTCGAGAAGCATTGGACTATTGGCGCCATGTCCCGCACCGTATGGCAAGACAGCGGCACCTTTCCTTACCCGCTCGCTATCAACTCACAACCCTACGACCTCTTCTATCAAGAGTACGGCTACACCGCCGACACCTCTGCAATGGGCGCCCGCTTGCAGTCCGCGTACTTCGATATGGAAGACGGCAACCAAATCATGTTTGCCAACAAGTTCTCGCCCGACTTCAGCAACCTCTCTGACAACACGCCCTACACAGGCACGCTTCAACTTTCGTTGCAAGCACGCAAATACCCTGGCGGCGACGTCATCAGCAAAGGCCCCTTCCCCATAACAGGCACGACCCAGAAAGTCTCGACTCGCCTACGCGGGCGTGAGTTCGCCATTCAAATCCAGTCCTCCACCTCCTCTGATGTGCCGTGGCGCATGGGTCAATTCCGTATGGCCTTGGAGGCAGATGGCAAACGATGACCCGCCGAATCACCTCCCGTTCCCTACCGGCACCACCCGCCTCCTGGGACGACTCCTCTAAAGACGCCTGGAACAAACTCACCAAGGTTTTGGAGCAGAGCGACCTCTTCGATTTGGGTCGCCGCACCCGTCCCCAATTCCTCGTCAAGGGCACTGTCAGTGCAGCCGTCACGCTCGACATGTCAACGCCCTCCGTCACAGTCCTCACGCAGGTCCTCGGCCAGTTGCTAATTGCCTTACAGGCAAGCAACTTCGTCGACGTCCGAGAGCTTTAATTTCCTTCCACTAAGTGGTATAATACTCGCAAGGAACGCCAATGTCTGAATCATTTAATAAGCCCCCTGCCAATCCCGACGCCGACACAGTATACACCATGGGTGCATCTGAACAAGGTGGTGCGGGCGGGCCGTCTTATCTTGATCAAGAGCGCGAGCCTTTCGACTTCAGCAACTTCATCGGCAGCCTTGCCCAGATGGCAGAGCTATTCCCCGGCAACCAAACACGCCCGCAATACGCTCCTGGCCTCACTGACTTGCGCTTCACTCGCAGCTTCTCAGGCACCGGCGCCGATGTAAATCCC